GACGCTCTTGAAGATCGTCTTGATGCTCTGGCCGCTGGCGGTTCTCCCGCTGACAAGCTGCTCATGGAACGAGTTGCCAAACGCATCAAGCGCGAACGCGAGCGCCCTATACGATCCTCCGACGATCACGCTTAAAGAGGGTAAGGTCTACGAGTTTAAGGAAGGAGCACTGGTTGGTCGTAAAGGTCACCGCTTCCATTCGGATTACAGTTACCGGAGGGCCGTGATCATCGGGGAGAAATGATAAACCCCCGATTCATAGATTCTCTGGTTGGCATGGCGGCTCCCACGCTGGGCCTGATAACCAGTATGCAGGAGCAGTTTGAATACTGGCTCCGTGTTGGGTCACTACTTGTGGGCATCACTGTGGGACTCGTGTCCCTGTATCGCGTCATAAAGAAATGAAGATTGGATTATGTGTGGGCCATAGCCGCTTGGGGGACCAAGGGGCTTACACGCATGGGGAATATGTTGTCAGCGAGTGGGACTTTAACCGCGACCTTGTGCGCCGTATTGGGCATGTACTAAGCAACAGTCATGGATGGGCCAGTGGCAATAACTACGTCATCTACGACAAATACCCCGCGCAGAGCTACACCGGAGCGATCAACTATATTGCCCGAACGATGCGCGAAGACGAGGTCACTGCGGCGATTGAGTTGCACTTTAATTCCGCCAGTCCATCCGCCAAGGGGCACGAGTGGCTGTATTGGCCCTCAAGTTCGGGCGGTAAGCGGCTAGCCACGGCGCTACGCGATTCGATGGAAGAGTCTTATCCCGATATGGCCTCACGGGGTATAAAGGCACGCGGTCCCCGTCAGCGGGGGTCCGCTTTCTTACGTAAGACACATTGCCCCGCCGTTATCGCGGAACCTTTCTTTGGGTCTAACGAAGCCGAATGGCGGATGATTAACGATAGCCGCGATAAACTGGCGGGGGTCTATGCCCACGCCCTCATCAAGTTTACTGGAGGATGAAAGTCCCCCAAAGTATAACTATGGCTGGGGTCCGAGTTCGGATTCAGTTCAGGGACTTGGGGGATGATGATTGTTATGGGACTTACTCTCATCGGCGCAAACTCATCACGATTGACAAGGCCCTCAAGGGTAAAGATCTACACGACACGATCCGTCACGAGATGCTCCACGCGGCTTTAGGTATTTCAGGGCTCTCGTTTTGTGAGACCTACGAAGAAGAGGCCATAGTGAGGTGCATGGACGAGATCTATTTTCCTGCATGGGAAAGATTCATTAAACGCTTTCAAGCGATTTGAGCAAATGCCCTAAGTAATCATAGATGAAGAAAAAACTGCCCCGTCAGTTTTCCAAGGAGCGGATTAGCAAGTTCATTGTGTTCACTCCCCATTCCGAAAACGTAAAACAGGCTTTTGAGCGGAGCCAGAAGCTAGGCGTGTTGCCTAATTCATTCACCAAGGGTGGTGGACGCATGACTGGCTTCCTTGGGGAGATCGCATTTGAGTTGCTACATCCCGAATCCACTTATGTGGGGGGCCGTTGCTACAGCCACGATTACGAGATCGGGAAGAAAACAATAGACATAAAATCCAAGACTTGCACCAGTAAGCCCTTGCCGCATTACACAGCTTCTGTGAATTGCCCCAAGCGCAAGAAGCCACAGGCGGGGTATTACTATTTTGTCAGGGTTCTGAAGGATTATTCAAAAGTTTGGCTTCTTGGCTGGATCAGCACCAAGAAATTATTGGAACAGGGAGAATACAAATTCCGTGGAGATCCGGACGAGTATGGGTTCACCTACAAGGTGGACGGCTACCACGTTCCCATCAAAGACCTTCGCTCTGCCGCCAGTCTTTGATTTTGGCTGCACGGGCCTTTAACTTCCGGAGGACGGTTTCCAGCCTGCTTCGTTCCCGTGTGTAGTGGTGGATCTTGTTGGTCAACAGACGGTAATCGTCTCGCGTAAATTGGATGTGCGCTTCCACACTTTCCAGATCATCGTGGGTTTCTTCTTCTTCCGATTTTCCCGACATTTGTTTATTTAAGGAGAAGATTTAGAAATGTCAAATCTTTCCTCCACGCTGATAACCCACACTTTTCCGCCTCCTTTGCCCGAAGAATGCACGGGGCGTATGTTTTTGTTAGCCTTACCCGCTTCCTCCAAGGTGGACATCCCCCTCCGGACGAACTCCAGATTGTTGCTCATGCCCACGCTGCGCCCACTATTCATGTCGTGGAGCGTGACTTGAAATTCTGTCAGCGTCCCTTCCCAATATGTCATTTTTGGGTCTAGGTCCCTGCAACGCTTGGAGAATATCTCGACTAGTTCTGCCACTGCCGAGCGGCTTGAATTATCGTAGGCCGCAGATGCCACAGAGGCATCAATAAAGCTGGCGACCCCGAATCTTCCGTAGTTCTCGACCTCCTGTGGCGGGGTCCAGTCCCTGAGCCACTTGGCCAAGAAGGGGAGTTCCTCGATGATGGTCGCCTCCAGCTTCATGTTTGGGGGGAAGTCGCTGGTCGCGCCGTCCCGCACGCGCAGCGCCATGAGCTTGTCGCGGTTACTGCTATCCAGCGCAGGGATGACGGACAGGCTGTTTGCGTCCATGTTCAGTGACAGGATAACGCGCCCAGACCACGGAATTGAGATTGAGTCCGCATACTTAGCCATGTATTCGATTCTCGGGTTGGCTACGGCGCGTTTAATTAGCTCTGTTGCCTTCCTTTGGTCCTGAAATGAACTTGCACTGGTCGTATCGTCAATGACCCATGCGGCCACCCGACCGAGATCCTTGTTGAACTTGGTATGGCCTGACAGGTAATCCGAGGCGTCAGAGAATCCACCTACCAGTCCGGAGATAACCCTGTTTGACAAAAGTGACTTACCTTTTCCGGTGGGGCCTACCAGAATCAGTGCCTGTCCTTGGTAGGGTTGCTTCTCCAGCACGGCGGCGTAGAACCGTTTGAGCCACGCAAAGAAATAGTCGATGGTTGGTTGGGGCGTTGAGTCCTCAAACAACTGGTGCAGCCAGTCGTGGAGGAAGGGCCAGTTCTTTGGGTCACCGTCACTGGCGGGTTCGACAGGTTCGATAGTGGAAGTATTAAGAATCCGGTTACCGTTGCACTCCACCACCCGCTCATTGGAAAATATGACAGGCGCAATCTCGCTGATCCGGTTCTGGTTACTGATGACCAGTATGGCGGCTTCCACTTCCGAGAGGGTTTGTCCTTTCTTGAGCCGCATGGAGAAACCCATCTGCCTTAGCTCCAAGACGAGTTGTTCCCGTGGGATCTGCACAGCGGTCCCGAACAGCAACTTGAAGAAGGTTCGTCCGTTGAACCAGTATTCATCCAGCAGGTTTCCCATCTTCTGCTGTTCGTATTCTTCCACGAACTTGGGGCCAAGAATGTCGCGCCAGCTAAGGAACCCTTTGCCTGCCCTGTCCGAGTAGCAGATCATGCCGTCCTCTGTTACCTGACAACCTTCCCTGTCGATCCCGTCATCCACCCAGAAGAGTGGCCCCCTTGTGCCGACTTCAAAATCACCCACCCACCTGTTGGGGAACCGTCCCTCAATTTCGGCAGCGACCACATCAATAGGGATGGATGTGTCATTTGTTTGCGGGGGCTGCTCTGCCGCTGCTTTCAACAGGGCCGTCTGGACGATGCTGGCTGGGATTGGCGTTCCTATTTTTGTCCAGTCTTCCCCTAATTCAAAATACTGGGATGCCTTTAAGGATGTAGAGTCAAACCCCGCAAGCACCCTGTCGAGTTTAAGGGTGCTTTTCATATTCTTCATAAAGAGGTCAAACATCTGCGGGGAGATGGGCAAACCCTCTTCAAATTCCCAGACCAGTCGAATGTAACCAGACTGTGTTTTAGACCGCCATGTTGGTAGACACTTTGTGCATACGAGTTTTATGTCCGAGTCCACCCTGCCCCACTGCACGGGGGCGTCATAGTCTGCAACTACACCGTAAATACAATTAGGTGGGTTGTCCCCTGCCACCCGCTCGGAGGGGGCGTCCCCTTCAACCATGCTGTAGAACACATGGTCCGTGGTCTTGTTGGCGCACCACGACCTGTAATCTGCCTTCTTGCTAAACTTAGGTTTTACTTTTTTGATTAAGGATAGGTCGTTAGTCTTTTGAGTTTTGTTGTCTCTAAGGTTCTTAATATATCTATATGTAATCATTTTTCGTATCTCGTAAGTATTGCCCCCTCGGCAGCAAGTGGAAGGTCAATCCACTCAGGAGGCTGCGACATGATCTCCACAACCTCCTTGTAAACCTTCTCTGCGTCCTGTGCGTCAGCCTCGATCACCATTTCATCGTGGACATGGAACACGATATTGTGCCCCGCACTGCTGACGCGCAGTAGCATGTCACTGAATATATCCCGCGCCAGTGCTTGAGAAGCATTTTCCGCGATCAGCCCACCCCACAGCTTGATGGGGATCTTCTTCCCGTGCCTTGGCAGGAGGGCCGTTTCCTTGAAGTCGTCCCCCCGCTTGATTATTCCGTAGTCTAATACCCTTCCGCTTGGCAAGGTAACAGTGAATGGCTTCTTGAGGGCAAGACTGCCTTTGATGTCCGAGTTGTATTTGGCCCACAGTCTGGTCACCGTAGGCATAGAATTCCGGTAAATGTTTACGGATAGGTCCGCTTCACGCTGGGTCATACCCGACATCTCCCTGAAGCGGTTTTTACCTGCTCCGTAACCGCATCCGAGAACCATCTGTTTAACCTTGTGCCTTAGTGCTGGGTTGTTCTTCTTTAGAGGGCCAGCCACCTCGCTCCACATTTTAAACCGGATGGCGAAGGCTTCGTAAATATCATCCACGCTGGCGATCTCTTCCAGCATCCCACCATCCCCCGCCAGCCAGCACAGGGTGCGGACTTCGATCTGGCTGAGATCCACCACCACAAGACGTTTACTTTCCTCAGTGGCGATCAAGTGCCGCAGGTTGACCCCAAACATTTCACTACGGGGCAAGTTCTGAAGGTTCAGGTTCCCGCCCGACCCGCTGAAGCGGCCAGTATGTGCTCCGAAATACATGATGCCGCCGTAGTATCGGTTGTCTGGCATCGTCGCGTAATCAAAAGATTCTATTTTCTTCTTTAGGGCATTGATGCGCCTCCAGTTTTTGACCGCCCCGACCCACGGATATGTTACCGAATGGGTGTCTATCCACTTCTGCGACTCCTCGTTACTGGCCGCGAGACTGGCGGGTGGCTCCAGATCAACCTTGCGGCATTCGTCATTGAACGCTGCCCTGCTCAACAGGGGCCGTTCCCCGTTCCAAGGGATGGATTGCTCCACCTTGAACTGGGTTGCCCTGATGCTCTCCAGTTGCTTTTGCAGCAGAACAATGTCTATGGGGATGCCCCCCTGCACAATCTTCCGGTTCAGCAGGCTGATAGCCCGTTCTGTTTCAGGCCATTGCTTGTTGTGCTTGAGCCAGAGTTCAAGGCACAGCTCGGAATCCTTGAGGGCATATTTGGTTACCTCTTCCTTGCGTTCCGGTTTCAGCTTGCTCCACCGCTTTCCAGACATCCGGTCACGGGTGGACTTGCTGACTATGTGCCCTAGCGATTCTTCTGCCGCTCCCTTAAGCGAGCGAGGAAGTTTACAAAACGCAGCCAGATCCGCCGAACAATACCACGCTTGCGGTTGGGTCTGGGGCCACCATCCCTCTTTATTTCCATATAGATATAAGGTCTCATCGAAGGAGGCATTATGTGAGATTACGATATTCCCGTTTAGGGTGTGCCAATCAAAGCCATCCGGATGACCAACAAACTTGGTTCCGTCCGTTCCGACCACCGAAACCATGTAGGCTTCAAAATCAGGGTGGGAGAAATAACCAAGGGGTCCGAGGTTCTTTATTGAGCAGTGCTTATCGTAATATGTCTCAAAATCTAAGGCGTAAGTTTCCACAGGTATAAAGAACCCCCGCCCCCGTTAGCTGCGCCCCGTATTATAAGACAGCCAACAGAAGCGGGGTAAAATAAAGGGGCGTCCAGCTTTTATGCAGTTACTGGACAGGCGATGAACATAACCAGAGCTTTCATTCGGAAGTAAACCGATGACAAAACCTTCCGATGCTCCGCTGCATTACCCGTTGTTTGTCACAACATGTCCCCATAAATTAACCCTCCTTCTTTTCAAAGGTGAGGGTGACCTCGTTGTCATCGCCCAACTCAATTTCCGGTTCTTTAAACGAACACTCCATCTGCGTTGGTCGATTGAACAAGCCGTCCTTGAGACAGGACCGGATTGTGAGCAGGTGGTCCCTAGCAAAAGAGGCTTCCTGAATTTTGGATTCAAGCTCATCGATTGTTAAATCCAACTTGGCCATCTCACCAATAACGCTTTCCCGATACGGGTCCACCGCAGATTCAATCGGCTCAGTCCGTTTTTTCTTTCTTTTAGCCATTGCTTGATCTCCCTACTTGTTAAACTTGTCGATGAAGGCGATGACTTCCTTGTCAGGAGAGTCCTCAGTGTCCTTGACCCGCAGGGATGGCGCGAAGTAGGTTACCTTGCCGTCGATGGTGATTGCTTCCAGTTCCCAAAACACATTGTATGCTGGATCATCAGCAGCGCGGAATTTTCCGTAGGTCGCCAACCGCTTGAAGGTTTGGGCATACGCCATCTTAGCGACGTTCAAGGTGCCAATGGCGTAGTTCTTTTTCCCGATTGGAAATGGATACGCCCCACTACCTTTAGCCTCCTTTGGCTCCGGAAACATCAGGGTGATGTTAGCGAATTCGACAACAGGAAATTCTGTGTCCTTTTTAAGAGCCTCCAGATCCTCCGGTGAGTAAACGGAACGCCCCATCCCCTCCAAGCCGTAGGGCTTGTCCTCACGGTAGCCCTTGATTGCGGACATCGGGATGACGGTGATAGGCGTGTTAACTTCTGCCAGAACGTGCCGCTTGTCGATTACGATACTCCCATGTGGGGCCTCGATTTGGGATACCGCTTGAACCACATTCAGGCGGGGGATGTCTATGTCCTCTGACGTAACATCGAACCCACCCCTGCGGGGGACGATCTCGTTCTGCGGATCTTGCTGCTCAATAATTGCTGAATCACTCATAATGTTATCTCAATAATGTTAATGCTACTTCTCCGAAAGAGTCCATCTCTCCGGAGTTCGGGTGATAATGCCCTGCTTTTCGCAGTCGTCAAGGAATTCTTCCACGTTTTTTTCTAAGGTCCCGTTTTTTGCCATGCACTTGGTAACCTTGGTCACTGAAAGGGTGGCTGTTTTCAACAGATCTTCTTCGGTTACTCCGTGCAATTTAGCCAGTTCGATGAGTTTCTGGTTGTCAGCAATGCGGCGGGAAGCCCCAAGGGAACGCAAGGCGAAGTTGTCGTATTCAGCCCCATCCTTGGCAACTTCGACGGCCTTCTTCCGGATGGTTTCAGCCCACTTTGTCAGGATTTTGCTGACGGAAAACATCTTCTCCAATTCGGCAGGGTCGTCCACCGCACCGATCTTGAAATCCGGAAGACTGTCATCGACTTGTGACGCAACGGACAAGGCCAGCCCACCCAAGGCGGGACACTTCTCTTCGTGTCGGCAATACGCGCAATGCACCGTGGGTTTCAGCGTGTTCATTTCCGGTGTCCCCTGTTCCCACTTTGGACGGGTAACGCTTGCTGCTTTGATGACGCTTGTAATTGCTGCCTGTAGTGCGCCCATGTCGCGTCTCTTGAATGTGTGGTGCAGGGTTACCTCCCGTTGCGGGACGTAGAAGACGAAGATGACTTCCGTTAAATCTGCGAATGCTTGGAACGCCCCGATAGTGTAAGCCCACGCTTGCCAGTTCTTCTCAGGCGGGTCTATCCTTGAAACACCTGTCTTGTAATCAGCCATGACCGCAGTGTCGTTGTCGAGGATGGTGAGCCGATCACATGTCCCCCATGTTACAACTCCATCGTTCAACTTGATGTCGAGGGCGATCTCCATATGATCTTCGTGCACTTCCTGATCACCCCGTGCCGCCCGAAGAAAGCAATCCTCTTCGTAAACAATCTGGTCATAGATGGTGACTTCCTCATTGTCTTTCAACCCTGACGGGTCACGCACCTCCAATGCTTCGTGAATGCGCGTTCCTTTTTCAGCAGCAGGACTTGTCCCATCCTTGCCGTGGTAACCATTGCAACTTGCCAGATATTTCAGGGCCGAGGGGGAGAATTCGGAATGGTCCCTGTCGGTGTGTGGAGAACTCATAGTCCCCCCGTCTACTAATTTTTCTGCACGCGAGTCAAATAATATCTCGCAATAAGGAAGGCATCAACCATCCCGTCATGGGGTGTGCGGCACCGCTTATTTTTGAGCCAGTTTTCTTCGGGGGCGAGTTCCTGTGCCATACCTAAAGCGAATACCTTCGATTTTCCTTTAGCTACCGCGCCAAGCATTTGCTTCTGCCATTTGTGGACAGAGATTCGGTTGGCCTCAAACCCGCAGCACTCGGCCATGCCCATCAACTTACCAAAACTAAGCGCCATCGACCGAACCGCCTGTGAACTTTTTGCAAATCCCAGCGGTTCCTCGACTGCCAGCACGAATGGGGTCTCCATATCGAGCAGCCATTTTTTTATCCTTACCGTATCTATCTCAGTCTTCTTCGACCGTTGCATCGTGGGCATTGAGCATTTGTCGATGATCCCGCCGTCAAACTTGGATATGGCGCATAGCCCCCCTTGCAACCCATTGTCAATGCCGACTATCATACTGGTATTGCGTGCGCCGACACAATAAGACCGTCACCTTCAGCGGGGGCAAAATAGTCATATCCCTTTTGTAACGACCGTAGATACGCCACATCCTTAGCACTGGAAGGTATGACCCTGTAAAACCACCCCACCCGTTCTTGCACCCTGAACGTGAAGTCGTTTTTTACGGGGTCGTCCTGCCTCAAAAGAACCTTGGGATTGTTTTCCGCAACCCGTTCATGGAATAGATCACTCATTCAATGATACTTGTATCAAGGAAGCATGGGGATTCGGGTCCGAGATCCGTATCCATCAACTGTTCCAAGGCCAACTGCGCCTGCGACCCAGTTAGGCCGTGCTTTGTTTTAAGGATCGAGATGGTCATGCTGGATGAATAGCAGGCAACTGCTGGATGGGACGGGTGCTCTACAACCCCGAGGAGGGCCTCCCTAAGTTCAGAAAACAAAATAAACTTAGGTTTCCCACCATCCTTGGGGTCAATTTTTATATCATAGCAGTTAAACCCAATCTGCCGTTCCGCGTATGGATCGTCCATTGGGTCATAATTAAAACCCAAACCGTCAAAATTACTTATCATTATTGGGTTCTATGTCGATTATGGGTTGAACACTACCCGCACCCTTGTCTGCTTTGGCGTTATTGAGTATGGAAATATCGATCTGCATTTTACTGTTACCACCAACTTTGGCATTCAGGCCGAGACTACGTCGAATGATCTGATCCAGTTGGTCGAGATCCTTGACGGTGCGTGGCCCCCTGAGATTTTTAAGGTTATCGCGCATCAGCTTGATACTGGCGGCTGCAATGTAATGCTGATACTTATCAGCAGGGGTTACCTGACTTTCGGCTATCGACAGAATTGCGGCGTCCTCTTCCGTGCAAGCATCATGCTGGGCACTCAGGATCGCTTCCTTGGTTCGCTTATCGAGGTTATCCTCAAGATCCCTTGCCAGTTCATCGGCATCGAATTCCATCTCTGCATCCGGATGGAGTTCTTCCGGTTTCTCATAGGCCATGCTCCGGTCGTTCTTGCGGGGTGCAATCCCCAATTTCTTGAACCACCGCCGCACGGTTCCAGAATGCACGCCAAGCTCCTTGGCTATAGCGATTGTCTTCCAGTCGGCATTGTATAGCTTGACGGCTCTTTCCTGTAGGGTCTCTTTCGGTTTGTCAGCAGCCACGATTTTTATTACGTTACGGTTTAATTATGTCCAAGAAGAAGCGTTCCTTCAAGGCGATACTGGAACCCCGAATAGACCCCAAGACAAAGAAGATGGATGTGGGTGGGTTACTGATACCACCAACAAGTGTCTTGACAGGATTGTTGTATGGTTTCGCGCACCATAAAGCCGTTCGGGCAAGGGAGTTTTATTTCTGGCGCATCTGCGATGAACTTTGGAACCACCCAGACCTACCGGAAAAACTGATGGTCAAACACCTGTGGGCCGAGCAGATGATCCGCGCAGCGTTGAACAACAAATACCTTTCCATTGGCGGGTCCGCTTCATCCGGCAAGAGTCACACGATGGCGGCATGGGGAATCGTGAATTGGTTGTCACAGCCGAGGGACACCTTAGTCCTGATGACATCAACCACGTTAAGGGAAGCGCGTAAGCGTATCTGGGGTTCCGTGATCTCCCTGCTTTCAGTCATCGAAGGTGCCCCCATTCGGGTACGTGACTCAATCGGAAACGCTAGTTACGTGGATGAGCGTGGGCTGCTTATTGAAAGAGCGGGACTGTCCTTGATCGCGGCAGAGAAATCTAAAACAAGAGAAGCAGTCGGCAAATTCATCGGGATAAAGCAAAAAAAAGTGATCCTTTTGACCGACGAGATGACGGAATTGTCGGAGGCCATTCTCCAAGCGGGTCTGTCGAACTTATCCAAAAACCCAGAATTCCAGTTAATCGGATTGTCGAACCCCAACAGCCGCTTCGACGCTTTCGGGGTCTGGTCGGAGCCAAAAGATGGCTGGGATTCAGTGGAAACCAACGTGGACGATACTTGGAAGACCAAGTGGGCTGGCCGCTACATCCGACTGGACGGCGAACGCAGCCCGAACATTCTGGCGGGTAGAACGATTTATCCGTGGCTACCAACCCAACAAAAAATTGACGAGGACAAGGCTTTGCTGGGCGAGGAGTCCCGAGGCTATATGCGAATGGTCAGGGCGGTATTCTTTGATTCCGATGAAACTACCGGAATCTACAACGAGACTGAACTGACCATGAGTGGTGCTTTACAGCAGGTGGATTGGCAGGGCGAACCCACGAAAGTGGCGGGGGTGGACCCAGCATTCACCAACGGCGGCGACAGGACCATATTATACACAGCGACAGTGGGTTATGATAAAAACGGTCATTACGTTATCGAATTCGGGGAAGCCCTTAATTTGAATGATGACGCTACTAATAAGGCCGTTCCGCGCACCTATCAGATTGTGCGGCAAATTAAGGAAAAATGTGAGAAGCTAAAAATCCTTCCGGAAAACGTCGCGGTCGATGCGACCGGAGCGGGGCAACCCTTTTGTGATGTGTTGGCAGGCGAGTGGTCAAACAGGTTTATGCGGGTTGGTTTTGGGGGCCGCGCCAGCGATAAACGGGTCAGCGCCAACAGCCAACTCATTGGTGAAGAACTATATGTGAACCGAGTCTCCGAGCTTTGGTTCGTTGGCAAAGAATTGATGCGGACGCGCCAAATCTTCGGGGTCAGCACCGATCTGGCCAGCGAGATAACCAGCCGCAACTACGATATGATCAAGAGCGGGACTCTGCGGGTTAAGGTAGAATCGAAGCCTGAGTTTAAGGCTCGCTTTGGACGCAGCCCCGACCTCGCGGACGCCGCATTTCTGGCCCTTGATTGTGCCCGTCAACGCCTTGGCCTTGTGGCGGTGGACCCGCCCGAGAAAGGGGACAAGAACTTCAAACGACCCCCCAAGACAATCAAGCAGTTAGGGTCCGCTTTACAGAACTCCGAGGCCGTTTTGCTGGATTGACAGGGGGGGCCTTAACTCATAATATCACTAGGCACTTTAGTATTTTTAGCGCAATGGGTAATACTTTTTTTCCTGACTATGGCAGCTATGACACGGGGCACCCCCTGTTGGATATAATTTCTGGACGCGCAAAGAAAAGAGAAGAGGAGGAGGAGGAACGAGATCCGTTTGATCCAGAGGATTGGGTCAATTTTGGCGTGGCACCACCTGCTGCCCTGCCCGAAGCACCCGCCGCTGCTGCACCTGCTGCACCTGCTGCACCTGCTGCACCTGCCGCACCCGAAGTAAGGACGTTGCAAAAAAGAGAGTTAATCAACAAAGAGCGGCAGAAAAAGAAAGAAGCTGAGGATAAAGCTAAAGGTGCAGCACCAGAAAAAGGCCGTGGAGCGGGTGGGGGTCTATGGACCGGAGACCTTCAATCTGGTGGGTTCGGCACAGGCCGTCGAGTAGGCAAAAAAGGGTGGGATGATTAAACCCCCGCAATCGATTACAACTAAGATCAAGTTATGGCAAGCGGACGAAGACAAAGACGTAGAGGAAAGCCCCCAGTGGGGCCATCAAGAAGACCAGCAGGGCGCGGCCCCTCCGTGGGGCCAACACCACGTACGGGGCCAACACCACGTACGGGGCGTCCGAGTGCGGTGAGAGTGCGGACGCCTGCCCCGACGCCTGCCCCGACGCCTGCCCCGTCCAGCACACCAGTGCGGCGGGGGCGTCCAGCAAGAATGCGTGCGCCTAGGCGTGTACCCCCAACGGTTAAACCCCCTAAACTCCCTAGTGTGTGGTCAAAAGTTGTTGGCAGAACACCAGCAACGTCAACTTTGGGTAAGTATGGTCAAAAAGCAGTGGGGAAGGTGGCAGTGCCCCTCCACATTGGGACAGAGGCCCTCTCCGCAGGAGAACAAACAATCAGCCCAGAAGCCCGTAAAGAGGCCGTAGCAAAATACGGCACAGACTTGGGGACTTCTGGTAACGTAGGCCGCGCTCTTAAGGGTGGGTTTTTAGACCCTGCCCGTGCAATGTCCGCGTATTACCAAGGAATGTATCAGGTGCCGGGTGCTCTTTACACTGCACTTAACCCTGCACAATATGCTGGTAAGGCGCAGCGGCAGTACTGGGCGAGTCGGAAAGCCGAGTTTGAAAAGAGCGCCCGACAAAGAGAGTCAAAAAAACTAAAGTCCTTTGGGGATGCCCCGCGTGAGTTTTCCCCCCTGAAAGTAGATCGGTCTGACGCAGAGTATTTCTACGGTCGCCCCGATGCTGTTGGTGAGGCTGACAGAAGCAAGGTCATGGAGAGGGAGCGCAGGAATGCAGAAACCCAAGGTAGAGAACCACGCTCTTGGGAAAAGATGCAAGGATCGCCCGACAGATATGATCGGGAGGCACACCTATATTGGACCGACGAGGACCGTGCCACATACGCGGAGATGGCCAAGAACAACCCCGACAAAATTCGCGGGTGGTTTGATACAGACAAAAGCGGCACGATTGACGCAAAGGAGCGAAAAGCTATCTTTGATCCTAAAGTTGGGTTTAAGGCGCAGGTTAAACAAGAGGTTAAACAAGAATTCGATGACCACCTCCGCGACCTATGGTTAGACGCCGAAGCAGCAGTCGAAGCGGAAGACGCCGCCGAAAAGAAGGCACAGCATCAATGGGACCGCGAAATGTATGACTTTGAGGGGGAAATTCTGGAGGAAGAAGCCCAAAGGGAAGCCGAAGAAAAACGTAAAACACTGTTAAAGCAACAGAAGCGGCAAACGCGGAAAGATGCCACACAACTTAAAAAAGACCGCATCTTGTTTGCCAAGGGTCTTGAGGGCGACTTGGGCTACAGTGACACTCCCAACAGTGCGTTCCAGAATCCGGAAACACGGCAGCGCATTATGGAAGAAGCCTACGCACGCGCCGAAGAACTTAATGTCAGCAGACCCCAACTACGCAAGTTCCTTGAAGACAAGGGGCTGCTGGACAAGGGCTTCAGTGAATCCTATGAGGACTTCCACAAGCGCACCACTGCTGGTGGCGGCTTACGGACAGGCAAGGTTGGCGGTCGAAGAACTGTCTCAGCACCCAAGCGCGAAGGGGGTGGGGTAAAGACGGAGGCTGATATTGCGAATGAAGAAGATCGGCGGCGTTATGCAATATGGTTGTATAATGAAAGGCTTAAGGATCAGCAGAAGCCTCAACAAAGGTTTGTCCAGACACAGCCGAAAAGCCATTTTCCAGCCGCGCCGCCACAATAAGTAATGGCCACCTTTAACCCTGTTACCCCCGATTCACTTTACGGGCAGTTGCAGCCTGAGACCTTCAGTGCTGGCATGAGGGGCGAACACTTTGGCCCTGATGTCGCGGCCCTGATGCTGCCCGAAGGGGCGTCCCAGACTGAAGTGAATCGCGCCGTTGCGGGTTACCAGCAGGACATCCTGCCCCAGCAGCAAGCCTTGGAACAGGCACGGGCGAGACAGGACAAGCAGACGATGGAACTGATGAAGTTCCGGATGGCGCAGGACTCGCACCGGATGGCACTGCGTTCGGCTGACCTCTCAGCCAGAAAAGCCCAATTTGAGTATCAAAAAACCATTACGGACGCTAATCAGGAAGCCAGCATTATGCAGCGTATGCCGATAGTCATAGACCAGTTGGATGTGATTCGCCGTGATCCAACATTAGATCACTACCAAAAGTCCAGTGAAGCCGCACGACTACAGGGATACTACGCGACTCAGATTGCAAAAAGCCCTGCCTTAAAGGGTCTGTTCGATTCGTGGCAGGTTTCCAACGCAGCAGAAAGAGCAGGTGAAGCGCAGGAATTCCAGAGAGGCTTCCAACTTGGCCAGCAGGGATACGCCCCTGACACCACAATGCCCGAATTTGCAGCAGGGCAACAGGCCAAGAAGAGAGCGACCATTGCAAAAGAGGGCCGTGACGACCAGATAAAGAAACTTAATGCCGAGTGGGAATACCTTGATGGTCTGGAGAAGCGGCTCGATGATCTGGACACCATGTATGCTGCGGCTGATCCTGTGACAGACCGCCCCGAAGGTCTTACACTTTCTGATGATGGCACACTAAAAGTTGATCGCACCATGCCGAAGGTCTACACGCCAGAAGCGCAAAAAGAAGCTGTTCTTATTGCTAGAAGGATTGGAACGCATTCGGGCATGACGCAGCAACAGATTGAGGAACTCGTCAAGGGGGCCACTGACATGCCATCCTTTATTCCGCTCCTGAAGAGCGGGCTTTGGGATCTACGCAACCGTAACTACGAGCAGAAGGGTGCTTTATTTAATTACGGTCCTACAGGTGGCGCAGCAAGCCCCACCGCCCCAAGCATTGGTAGCTGGGGTGCTCCATCTACTTAAGTAAAATCTCCTAAAAATACATACCCAAGTCTTACTGCTATGCCAGAAGAACAGTTTAATCCATTGGATGTCCTTGAACGTGCGGAATCAATTTTCCCGTCCGGACCAGCCGCAGACCAGAAAATCGACGTTTCCAGTTACGATGACTGGATTACCGCCAAGGACATTCAAGACCCCCTTGAGGGACACCTTGGGTATGGTGACTATCTCCGTGAGGAATATGTAAAGGCTGACGCTTACAGCAGCGGGGTCGAGCAGACGATCCAGAACGAATTTGGTTCTGCCCTTGTCCAGAAGGGCCTCCTGACTAACGAGAACAAGGACGAGATTTCCAGTCGGATTGATGCCCACAACCAACCTACTTTTGAACAGAAGGTTCGGGACATGGTGGCCCATACGGGGCTTGAAAAAGATGACTGGCACAACGGGGTCGCTTATCTGAACAGCAGAGACACCGCTACTCCGGAAGAACTGGCTTTAATAACCGAAAGAGCCGAGGCGTCTGTTGCCAACACGCGCAACAATATCGTGCAGGCTAAACTCGATGGGGGAGAAATTGCTTTCGGGCGGTTCACCGATGCGGACGGCAACAGCTTTGTAAAAGCGGGGGATCTTGCGCTTGCGATGCCGTTGCACGCCGCGCTCCGCAAATCGCAGGAAGCTGGTGGCGGGGTAAACATGACCGATGCACTAAGCATTAAGTCCACCGGACTAATGGATGTGCAGGAAGGCATGAGCGCCCCCCGCTTTAAACTTATTCAACTGAGTGAGATCGAAAAGCTCATCCATTCAGAGGTGAAGAACAACCCGAATTTTTCCATTCAGGTGGAAGCCTTGGGCAAGAGGATGGCAGAAAAGGATTATAGTTCTTTTGACCATTTTGAAGAAGGATTCCGTAAGCACGTTTCCATGCCCGTAAGAAAGTTCTTTGAAGGTGTAATCGGGACGATCTCTAATCCGGACCCAATGGGGACAGAACGCGAAGAGGCCGTGGACAATGCCATGTCTCAGGGCATTGACGAAACCGTTATGCACCTAGCGCATAAATACAATAAGGACCCAGACGCAGTTAGGACTGCGCTTCAGGAAGTTGTTGTGAACAACGCCCCCATGAAGGTTTTCAAGGATGAAGACGATGTGGGGAAGAACATTCGCATGGACGGCTACGGACTCCCTTATGTCCCAGCGGCTGTAAAGTTGAACGACGATCTTTTTGATTCTGCGCTTGAAGCTAGGGCAAATATTTCCGCAGCCACCAAGGAAGCCATGCGGACTGAGCGTGATGCTTTCCTCACAAATAACTTTGTTGAGATCAGCAAAAAACTGACAAATTCAGAGCTATCCAAAAAATGGCTGGATCACCTTAACGCGGGAAGATCAAAAAACATTAAGGATAGGGACATCCTGTTGGCATTCACATCGAACGAAGATAACCGGACATACGCGGACACTATCTTTGGTGACCTTGACCTTGGGTGGAAGGATCTCTACAGGCCGTTCACTTCTGCGTTTTCTACTGTGTTTGCTCTCAGTGGTGCCGACTGGGCAAAAGAACACCTTAAGGATATTGCGGAGGACAACAACCAGAGACGGGAACTCGCAGAACTTTTTGGTGGTAAACTGGGCATGACCCAAGACCTTATCAAGTTGGCCCCTGAAGTTACGGTGGACATTGCTGCCACCGCCTTGTTGTCAAAGTTCGGTGGCCGCGCCGCCGCTACTTCACTGGCGGCAACAAAGGCTCCGTTATATGCCACCATGACCAAGAAGGGCGTGCTAAAGGCTTTGACCACAAATGCCTTTAGGCGCAAGGCAGGACAGGGAACCGCAGACCTTGCCGAGAACCTTGCGGCACAGAATCTAATCCGGAACGCAACAAGTAAGACGGCACTCGACGCGCTGGAGGCTTACAACAAGGTGAACCTTAGAGCTATTACGGTTACTTCTATCGGGCTTACTGCGGCGAACCGATCTGCTGGTGCGACCTACGGCACGGTTTACAACCAGATGCTGAAGTCCGGCTCGACCGAAGCAGAAGCCCACGACAGGGCACTTGGCACGGGCATGGTTGCAGGAACTGTAACTGGTTTGGTTACAGGGACCTTTTCCGCTTTCGGAATGGGGGGCTTGGAAGACGCCCTTCTCAGGGGCATGTCCTACAGGAATTTCAAGGACATAACCGCCCGTGTTGTCCAGAAAGCCGACCACGTTTCGCTGGATGGGGTTTCAGATGCAGTCCTGCAATCTGCAATCAAGGAATCCGCTAAGTCGCTTTTGCGTAAAAACTTTCTCGGTAAGGGTGTTCTCAGGGCGGGTGCCCATGAATTTGCGGAAGAGTCCATTGACGAGTTTATAAATACGTTCGTTACCGATGCTGGTCTGGAGCAGGACACCCCGATCTTTGACCACATGAAGCACTCACTTTATGCAGGTGTGCTTGGCGGCATCATGGGTTCTGCCGCACCTGTGGTTGCTGCGGGGGCTAGGAGAGTTCGTCCCGACCGGATGCAGGAAATCCAGCAAGCACAGGCTTACGAGGCTAACCTTATTACTGATATTACAAAGCGTCTTAAGGAGTCGAACAGTGAGATCACGGCTAATGTTGTCGGGGACTTGCTTCGTGGAGACCTTTACACAATGCCCGAACGGGGTGCCTTAACCGAAGAAGACGCAGACGCTGAAACCCTTGCCGAAGTTACAGTAGTTGACGAAGAACAACTGGAAGAAGTACTTGCCGCGTTACGGGATGTGTCCCCTGAAAGTATTCAGGAAGAGATTGAAGCCGTGATGGGTGGGCGGCACCCTCAATTTGATCGTTTCGACCCCGTTACGGGCAAACTTGATGAAGACGGCTCAGTGTTCGTTCTCGATGAGGATGGCGGTATTATTTACACGGACGAGCTTATTGATGACCTTGAAACAGATGACCCCAAGCTCCGCGAGATCCTAGAAATCAATCCCCGACTGCTGACTATGGATCAGTCTTTATGGGAATCTTACGATCCTGAATTTGCGAACCTTGTAAAAGAACGGTTCAAAAAAGATAAGGACGGCAATCTGGCTACGCCCCTCACAGAAGAGCAACAAAACTGGGTAGACGCAAAATTACAGGAGTTTGATGTAACCCAACAGAAGCTCGCTAAACAGCTAAAGATTAAGAACCCAACTTTTGGTCCGCAGTCACTTAAGGACTTAGGCTTAACCAAAGACCAGTATTTTGAGATAGACAGGATTCGGATGGAGCGAATCATTCCGAAATGGCCTTGGCAGGGCGTAAGCCTTGGAGGCACAAGATTTAAAAATACCAAGCCTGTAAGTGAACAAGGGTTGGATGACGCCCTTGAAAGGGTAACCAAGTTTCAGGTTATTAGCACTGCAACCTACACTACACAAAATGAGGTCCCCTTCGCGGTGGGGGCCAACGCACAAAGAACAGTTGCTGCTGACGGCACGGTCACGGACACCATTTCTCGCGGTTACTTCAGCACCCGAGCGGAAGCACAAAAAGTGGTTAACGCTGTGGGAGATACTTTGGGCATAAAGTCTGAGATCAAAGAGGTATCTGTAGTTACAAAGAATAAAAAGAGGGAAGAAGTAGGGAAGGTCGAAATAGAGCAGGTTACTAAATACCACGTTTGGATAACCAAGAAGGCCCTGCCAGAAGGAGAGGTAGAGGAAGTTGTAGCGTTGGCTCCGATGCCAAAGGTTGATGACGAAATCAAGTTTACGTTTACAGGCAAACGGGGTGCTCCAGAAGGGCGAGGATTGGTCACAGCTATCGATAAAAAAGCCAAGAGCGTTTCTGTTATTGAAGAAGGAGACGATTTTGAAATCGAAGTAGACCAATCTCAGATCGTAACCGATGCCGAAATAGCCAAGGGGGCAGCTAAGACAACTAGAAAAAGGACCAAGAAACCCAAGGCCGAACTTGTTGGCACCTACGACACGCCAGCGGAAGCCAACATGAAGATGGAGGAGCTTCGGAAAGAATTTTCCGAAGAACAGGCTGACATTGAGGTTAAGTCAGAAACAACAGACCGGACTGATTTCTCAAAAGTCACTTCAGGGGACGTTCCCGTATTTGAAGAAGGTGGTTTAGAAGAACGCACTGAAGCAGAAAGCGAACTCCACAACAAGATCCTTAACGGGATCAAAGACCTCGACCCGTCTGTCAAAGTTCGTGACGGCAAAAAACCTTTGCTTACTTTCAAGGACGCAAAGAAGAAGCTGGGGGAACTTCTGGCCGCAAAGAATTCCAAGGAGGCAAAAGCAGAAGCCAAGGAGCGCAGGACGGCCTTGGAGGAAATTGAGGCCACTTACGAAAAAGCTATTGCCAATGCTGATTTTGAATTGGAAACCGAAGCAGACACCGATGCTGCGTGGCACGCACTCCAAAAAGCAATGGCGCTCAGGACTCGTCTTGAGGCTTTGACTAAGCTGGAACAGACAGGCAAGGTTAAGGCCACTCTCAAGGAAGCGCAGAAAGCCCAAGCCAAGGGAACTCCGCTTCTTGTAAAGGGCAGGGGCAACACACTCAGGGCGGCGGCTATTGTTGCAGGTAAGGGTGGGGCGCTGAAACTTAAGACCCTTACAGGGAAAAATAATAATCCCATTACGCCCGTTGATATAAACGGGAACCTGTATCTGGTTACCCATAAGACTGACTCTGTAACTGGCCAGAAGGTGTGGCACGAATTCGGGCGTCAGGATGTTGGGGTCAACTACAACACCAAGACAAAATTTCTCCAGTATCTTGAATACGGACCTAAAGATGCACCGTCCAAGATGCCTTGGGAGAGCCTTCGCTTAACCGCCGAGGAAAGCGCCGAGGTTGGAGCCATAGCTTATTACGGCTTGCCCCCATCTGGATTATCTCGAACCAAGAGATTTGGGATTACCAAGCAGCGGAAAGCTAAAGGGTTCTACCAGAACCTTAACAGGGCAATAACGAAGAGGATCTATCAAATGTATCCTGTGCGGGCTGTTAGCAGGCCCGTTAACGGCAGCGTAGTTACTGCCACGGATCAGGTCACAGGATTTTCACCTTGGGCTGAAGTAAAATCACCAGCAGGCAAAGTAGTTAAGGGTAAGAAAAGAAAAGATCCAAACCTGCTTGTGCAAAGCAGATACAGACCAAAGGCGTTTGTCCACCGAAACGGTGTGGGGGTCTTTGACAACGATCCTGTCGCCATGTCCGTGTTGATGGACAACAACCACCCCATTATCATCCCCGACGATTTTACTGGGCGTATCAACACGGCGTTCCGCTACGACCGGATTGATGGAGACTTGGTTATTCACGATATTATTGGTGTTGGGCCGAACGGCGTCTCGCAGTCAATGAAGCGGAAAAAGGAAACGACCACTCCGTTTTCCAGAACCGCGATGGATAAGGAAGTAGGATTCCTTGGGTTGTTCAAAGCCCTGTCTGCATTCCGGAATGACGCGACGAATAAAACTGCGGAAGTCGAGAACCCAAATGGCGCAGGCATTACGACTGTAGAGGATCTCCTCAACAACCTTAACGATATTATTGATAATGCGCGTAAGGTTAATGTGGAGGAGAAGCATCTTAGGTCCGATAAGAAGCGCATAGCTGGGGTGAAGCTTGGCGAAGATGCTACGTTGGGCGATCAGCAAGACGCTCTGGAGTCGATTGGGTTTTCCAGCAAACGAGCAGCCGCCAAGATAGATGAGATAAAAAATGAGATACGCATAACAGAGTATCAAATCCTCGCAGCCGCAACAGAGGAAGACAGTGCTAGGCTTAAGAATGAGCTTGCCGGAAGACAGGCCGCGCTCCAACGAGCCATTGATGATTTCAGCAACACTGTAGTTCCAGCCGCACAACTTCTAGCTACCGTTGACGAGAACGTGCAGGCCAGTCTTGACCGCTTCAGGAAAGTCGAAAGTGAAGCAAACAGTTTGCAGCGGCGGCTTGACGCCACAGACGAGACTAAAAAAGTAGAGGACTTAGGTAAGAATAAGAAGGTGCAGCGGCTCGTTAAGGGTTTGGGCGATCTCAGGGCACAACTGAATGAGAACCCAGAAAACCAAGACTTGGTGGATAGGCTCGCCGCACTGGAGAAGAAGGCAAAAGAGGACATTAAATACCAAGAATACGAGGCCGCGAGCAAGGCGTTAGCCGACCTGTATACCAAATCACTTAAGACGGATGTTGTTGGTCAACTGCTGCGCGTGCAGGAAAGGCAGACGATGATGCTCGAAGGTCTGCACCGCTCTGTTCTTGCAAAAGAAAAACTCATTGCGGGTGGGTCCGTTGCTGCGACCAGAGATCCGTTTGCGGCTAAGGCGTATCTGGATCGCATCCTCACATCCCGAAGAGGCGGGAAAATTGAAGAAGACTTTATTGGTGACGCCGAAGCCGCACTCCGGACAGAGTATGAATTACATACCTTGATGTTCCAGATACGTCAGGACATGCGCCCCTTTGTTGATGAGGATGGGAACCTTAGAGAATCGAAGATGAACAAAGCGTTTTCGCTACTGTTCAGTAGGATTAACCATAAACTTATTGCGGGGCCAACAGCGAAGAAGACGGCCAAGGGAGCCATCCACAAGGAAGCAAAGCAGGAGTTTGCGGCGGTCCTGAACAACCTTGCCGACTTGGGCGTCGATAACGCAGAGGTAAACTACGTTGAGGTTTACCGCCAGTTTATCGAAAAGCTGTTTATCAACGGCCCAACTTACTGGGCCAGAGGTGACACCCTCCCGTCCTTTATGGATGTCGGGCAGCGAGTAGCGCGTAAGGTGATTCAGCAACAGGCGCGGCGAAATACTCGCGGCATAAACAAGCAACTCTACGGAGAAGACTCGACTCCCTATGATAAAATCCAAGAGACCCTTTCGGAAGAGGAAAGACTGGATGGTGAGGACAAGGGGCAGGCTTTGTTCTTCAGGCACTTTATTGCCAACGACCTTAACCAATTCGAGTTGACCGAACTGCTGGAGCACATTCAGGCTGATGCGATAAACATTCTGGAGCATAATCCAAAAATAAGGCGAGCTTGGGACAAACTACTTAAGAATGGCCCCTTCAAGTTGATGGATGATTTTTCTCCATCAGAATTGAGTGCCGCCAGTGCGTGGGCTGAAATGGTTTCGTATGTCCGACAAGCCAGTATCGGTGAGACTACAGGAGTCGAGAGCGGTGCGGGTCCTGCGGGTCCTGCGGGAGTCGAAGGCGGTGCGCCTGTAACTATCGACGGGAAAGTGGTGCGGAGAAAAGCGGCCACAGGAAGTGTTGGCCCACTAATTTTTCTCAAAGAACTGGAAACGGGGTCCACTCCCGAGGCGCAGGCAATCAAGAGGGCCTTCCGGATTTACCGCATGGCTGATTTCCATTTTACCCAAGACCCGTTCAAGACTGCTAACGAAGAAACCATTGCCGAACTTAAAGAAATCTTGGTTGACCCCGAAGTCAGCGCCGAAGCCAAGTCAGCCGCCGAACAGCAACTTAGCGAAGTTAATGACGCGCTTGAATACACGACTTGGCTCAAAGACGAAATACGTTTCCAGTTGGCGCACAGGGTAGATGATGATCCGGATCTGTCTCCCGAACACAAAGCTACAATTCTTAACTTTCAAGCACAGAATGTGCATAAGGTTATCAATGAGATGCAAGCACGGAGCTACTTCTCCAAGTCTCAATTCGCCAAGGCAATAGACATTGCAGTCGCAGAGAACGTAAACAACAGGGTTGCTAGGAAGTTAGGGCTGCTAATAAAAATTACCGAGAAGAACCCAGATGTTGTTCTGGAGGCGATGGACAAAATTTACAATGCTGCTCCAGCGGGTAGTGATCTTGTAAATGCCAAAGAATACCAGCGCATGATGGCGCGGCTGTTTGCTTCGGATCAACCCAATGCTGCCTTTGTTCGGTCTGTAGTTTTCAGAATCGGCGCAGTCAACAACTCGTATGCGAGCAAGACAGAAGTTCTTGCGGACGGCAAGGTTGGCGTGACGATCAATACAAGGGGTTGGAATGGACGAGGGCTTATGGATACGGTCATCCGTTCCTTTGCACACGCTAAGTTGCTCGACACCCTGAAAAACTCCGAGCTTACCGAGAGCCAGCAAAAAGCAAAGGGCAAGATTGAAGAAACGATTAAGGCTTTGCGTGGCAAGTTCGGTGGTAACACCCAGCTTGTAATGCGGTCTGGAACAAAATCACTTAACGCTTTCATTGATTACTTCTTTGACTCGTCTGATTTCCAGTCGGCATTGAAGGTGCGACTGAGCAAGAAAGGTATGCCGAGCTACGACGCTACCCTGAACAACCTGCTCGCCTTGATAGACTCAAGAGCGGAAGTCTCTGGAAACAAGGGATTCCAGAAGCACTTTAAGGATATGATGGATCTTGCTGGGTTCACCTACTCGTCGCCCCTCACCCCCGATGGGGTTCGGGACGAGGCGGTCGCCCACGCGAGCCACGCCCTTAAAGAGAACGAGAGTATCCACAAAATCCTTGGCTCCCGATTCAGGAAGCAAGGTGACGAGAAGGGTCTTACTGAGATTGGTAAAAAAGACCTTACTGAGCGTGCCAACCTCCTTGGCAGGTTGGCAATGTCGAGAGTGCCAGCGGAAATTGAAGTTGTGCTGGCCGCGCTTCCAGACGGCAGGGTGGCGCTTTTTGATAGGGTTTCCGGTAAACTTCTTTTTGACCCCCGAAACGCAGCCATCGCCACACTGGAACGGGGCATGGATAACATAAGCGCACAGGGTATGGCGGGGCGTGTCATCAGGGAAGAGATGGCACACAAGTCGGCCAAGGCCGCGCTTACAGCGGGAATGGTTAAAGCAGTTATGGATGCTTCGTCCGATGTGGACTTCCAGAACGACATTGATAGCTACTACGGGGAAGGAACACCCGAAGCTGAAGAAGCAGCGAAGCGCCTGAAAGATCCTAACGAAGCCTTTAAGGAGAAAGAACTTCTCGTTCAGGAAAGGTTGGCCACATTAACGCAGAAGATAATGGACAACCAAACCACTGAGGAGGCAGAGGCATTTTTCTCTGCCAACCCCAGCACGTTGTCCGTAGCTATCTTCTACATTAAGAAATTCATTAACGGTTTTATCGGGGCATTCAGGGATGGCACCAAGGGGCTTAAGCCAGAAGAGAGGATTGCAGTAAACCGTATGCTCGTTGAACTACGGGGAATGGAGATGGGCTACCGTATGCCACGGCACATGGACCCGAAAGCAGGGCCAGAAGAAACAACGGTCCAGTTTCTGGAGACGGCTGGTTTTGAGCCAACCGAGAAAGACGATACAATTAAAGTCAATAAGACCACGCTTCCGCAGAAGATGCCATCCGGCCTTGAGGCAGGCGCAGGTTCCGCAGAAAGCAAGTTCGCTGTCGAAGGCGCTGAAGACATTGCTTACATGGAAGCAGTTAAGGCAGGCGACACTAAGGCAGCTAAGGAAATACTGGATAAGGCTACAGACGGAATCACCGTTGCGTCCTTCCGTCAACTTGCCCACACCGTGACCTTGCAGCGCATGGGGGTCGGCTCTCTTCTCAGGGCGCAACAGGAGTATGCTAAGAAGCAGGACAGGTTGGTGGAACTGGAACCTGCTGAAGATGAAACGCCGTCTAAGGAACACGCAGAACTCAAAAAGTTCTTTAAGGCCGAAGTCGATCTTCAACAGAAGGTGTTCGATCTGTGGGAGGAGAAGACAAAAGTTGGCCCCAAGCACCTTGAAATAATCGTCCGCGACAAAGACGGTAACCCTGTCCCCTTAAGTCAAAGGTTAGGATTCGACGTTAACGTAGCCAAGGAGGAAGCCCCGCCTGAAGTGTTGAAGGCGAGGATACCAATCGAAGAATTCGATGAGCGTGGTGCGCCTATTACTGGAGCACCAAAATTCCGTGAAGAACTAAGTTTGTCTGAGCTGCAAAGTTTACTTGAAAATGCGGAGGAGGGTTCAGATAGAATCCCACTGATTGAGTCGGCTATAGAACGCATCGAGAGTGAAATGCGGGACAGGGAAAAAACGAGCCGCCCACAGCCTGATGGAGACGCATTACTCAAGATGTTTGCTTCGGAGTTAGGGCTTAAGGTTGATGCCAACATCGACAAAGGTGGAGTGCTCTACTCTGGATTCCGTGCAAAGCATAAGATGGGGGACACGGACTTCGACGCATTCGATTTTGATTACACGAAGTTCTTTGCACAGTTCGACATGCCTATGCTTGAGGTCGATGAGCTTAACGTCGAGAAAGGGATCAAAGGGTTTATGAAGAAACACCTTGTCGGGTTGTTGCAGCCCGAGATCCATCACTGGATGAAGCACCGACAGGCTCTTAAGAAGACCATTGCAAATGAACTTAAGATGATGCAGGTGCAGTTGCGGGGCCTGATCGAACAGGTCTACCCCGATGGCACCGTGCCCGTGGATTCCGATGGGTTGACCATCATCCAGAAAGCGACTGGCTCGACAGAGGGCGTGTTCCTTTCCGATGCCGTAGCGGAGCGGCTCGATAATGAATACAACGATGCGAAGAAAGCAGCGTGGTTGAACGCGCATACGGAATCCCAGCAGGATGCGGCCGACATAAAGCAGATCCAGAAAGACCAAAAGGAAGCAATCAAGGTGGCCAAGGCCAAGTATGACGCGGACATTAAGACCGAATTGATAAAGCGTAGGGCTGAGATAGTAGCTGAACGGGATGCTGCTCGCGCACGAATCGCGGTTGATTCAAGAGAACTGTTGGAGGTTCTTCTTAAACTGCGGGACTTAGCCGATAAGTTTACGACCAAGTTGGAAGCGATTCATAAAGTGTCTGGTAAGTATGATGTGAAGATCAGCGATAACAACGGCATCTACCTGACGCGAACATACAAGATGTTCTTGGACGTTGGCTATGCTGATGCCGTCCGGAAGAATCCGGAATACCAAGAGGAACGAGACGAGGCCATTAAGTTCTTTGAGGAAGTGCATCTTGAAAACGCGGAGAACAAACTTCGCATGGAGCACCCCGCCAAGACAGACGCCGAGATCAAACAGATGGCCAAGGACAGCATGGTCGGGCAGAGGATCGGTGAACGGGCGCTTGAGGCCTTCATCAGTTCATACGAGATGAAGGGTGACGGGGACGCATACTTCTCTGCACAGGAGTCAATCAAATCGATGATTGATAACTTCAAGGCCAAGAAGAACATCCCTGAACCATTGCGGAAGATTCTGGGTGAGCAGAAGGATACGACTACACCGGACAACCTGCTCCGCACGATGATGACGGTGGGTTCGATGGCGGCGAACCAATCGTTCTTAAACGCAATAGCAAAATCTGGGTTAGACAATGGCTGGCTTGTTACCGAGGAAGAGTTCAACAGCGACAGGTTGAAATACACTGACCCCGATACGCACAAGGAATGGCAACGTGTTGTCCAACATACATCAGACAAGGAATACAACCCGCTCTCCGGATTGTATGGTCGCCCCGAACTGGCGGGGGCCTTCACAGAAACCTTCAAGGAGTATGGGACATCGTATGCAAATGACTCCGAGAAACTTCTGGCTGGGTCGTTCAGGTATTTCCAGAAACTTACTGGTTATTCGATGGCATCCAAGACACTTGGTAGTACGGGTTTCTACCTGAGAAACGGTCTGAGTAACATCCTGTTCTTTGGCCCGATGCAGATGGGTGGGATTGGCAATATGTTCTTAGCCAAAGACTACTTGCAAAATTTCTTGTCGGAGGTCAAACGAGCGCACAAGGGAGACAGAGCTAAACTCGATGCTGAACTAACGAATTTACGTTCGCTCCGCATCATTGGTGACGAGAGCAGGACCAACACAATGCGTCAGTTGATGCTTGGCGAGAGGTCGCTGGAGGATGTCGAAACGGAATTCCTTAGTAAGATGGAAGAAGCCGAGGGTGTCGTGGGCAAAGCGAAGGAGAAGGCAGAGGGGGGTCTTGAATACCTTTCCCGATTGGCAGCGGCTATGGATGCCTTCTACAAGATTGCTTACTTCAAACATGAACTTGGGGTTTTAGAGGAAGCATACGCCAAGGAACTGGCAGACGGGAGCATGACCCCAGCACAGGTCGAGCAGGAGGCCGCAAAGAAAGTCCTTCGCACATCGCAGGCTTACTCCGAAGCACCGCCGTTGGTGCGTGCGCTCCAAAGATCCGTGTGGGGTTCCTTCTTCGCACCGTTCGTTCGCTTCAAGGCTGACGTAATCAGGGTGATGTATAACACCGTTAAGGTTGCACTGGAGGAGCGAGCAAGTGGTAATGCAGTTTTGATAAAACGCGGTAACCAAAGGTTGCGCGGGTTCACATTCACGATTGGTGGCCTGTCATTCCTTGCACCACTGCTCCTGAGAATGATCTTCGGAGTGGGCGAAGAAGAAGATGAGGCATACAAGGCGGCGGGTCCGAAGTGGGCGCGGCACAACACGCTGTGGTATTTCCGCAAAAAGAATGGTGAGCTGAACGCAGTAAACCTGACGTTCCTTAATCCGTTCTCAACCGTGATGGACGGGGTGAACAGCGCCGTCTTGGGTGAGTTCTTCGGTGGAGGTAGTGTGGAGAACGCGATTGAGGTTGCCTTCTCTGCGATGTTCGTTGACCAGTTTCTTGATGACCAGATATTTTCCAGCGCCTTGAAGGAAGCCTTTGTTACAGGGATTGATGAGACAACAGGTAAGCGGGTGTGGACTGAAGGAGTTGATAGGGGGACAGAAAAAGTTCTTAAACAACTTTGGCACACTTGGGAAAAGGGTTTCGAGCCGAGGACATGGACGAAGCTGGAGGCCGCATGGAAGGCCAGCAAGGGAGACTACACCGAGTTAGAATACAGCCCGATGGGTATTATTGGCAATGAGTTCAAGGCAGTGCGTTCACGCACAGTAAAACCTGACCAACTCTTCAAGCAGTATATCTTCAAGATGGAACAAGCACGGTCACAGGTCCGTGAGAAGTTCAGACCGATCTACAATAAGAATGTATCAGTCTCTGAGGATGAGATCATGGACATCTACGAAGAGGTTTACAAAGACCTGAAGCATCTCAACAAGGACATCATCCGGAAGATGGGGGGCTTTGAAGGGCTGGGCTTATCTAAAGGTGACATTTACAGATTAGCGCGTGGCTCCGGTGGTGGGCCGAAGATGGGCAAGCGGAGAACAGAGTTGCTCATGCAGGGCTACATGGAGAAGCCCGTCCTGTCTGCTAACAAGGTGGCCATAATGATGCAGGAAGCTGAGGCAGATCCGAAGATGGCCGAGCGACTGAGGATCTTTGCTGAAGCTATGAGTAGGCATGACCGCTTCAGCAAGATCGTTGATTGATCCTATTCCCGTTTTTCCACTTCAGACTTTAGGTTGCTGACATCCGTGAGGAAATGTCGGTAGCCCATGAGGTATAACCTGTCGAGTGCGGACTCCAGTTGCACCTTGTCCCACTTGCGGCTTGATACGTTAGTCACAATCAACTTAACCAAGCGAGCGTGTTCCATTGCGTTGGTTGTTTTCCTTTTAGTAGTCGCCATAGTCTGACTCGTTCTCCTGTTGCATACTCTTCTCGTATAACTTCGTTAAGCGTTCAGCTACACTCTCGCGTAAGTGGTGCATGATATCTTCCGGAAGGGGGTCACCAATCACGGCCCCGAAGATGGGATACATGCAGGCGGTATTGGGGTCAACCACACCTCCTGTTATGGTGCCCATCAAAACGATTGGTGCCCCATCCGGTTGGAACTCACGGATCAAGTGTCGCATTGCTCCTGCTCTCCGTTACTCTCCTTTGTGTATTTTACGTTAATGCTCACGGCTGTGCCATTCATGGATGCCTTTGATCGCGAAGAGTTCATTGTTGGTCACCTTGTGGATTGAATCAACCAGTGCGGTGCGCTCCTTTTGGATCGTTCCCCCTTCAATGCCACCGAGGACAGTAGCGGCATCGATGAACCTGCCGAATGCTTCACCATCGTGGATGTGCATGGTCCGGATTGATCCGACCGCAGTGAACACGCAGATCGACCAGCCACAACGTGCACTGTTCTCACGCAGGGCTGTGACCGTGATCGTGTTGTTCTTATCTAGTGTAATTAGTTCCTTGTTCATTATACTGTTTCGGTAGTTTTTACTTTAGCTACTTGTTCAGCGAGGAACAGTGCCTCGTTCAACTGCTTCTCGTAAGCCATCAGTTCGTCCACCTTCTCGGCCACCCTGTCGAACAGTTCGGTCGGCTTCATAGCGGACACGGTTACATTGCCTTCCAACCAGATAGGGGGTGGGGTGTTAGTAAGGTGTCCACGGTGCCAGTGTAGCGAATCCATCCGGTAGGTGAACGTGCACTCCCACGGTTCTACATCGTCGCAGTGGAAGGGCTTGTCATACTCTACCTCCCAGCTACGGATCGGGCATTGACATGATGAAAGGATCTTACCGATGACCTTCTTGGTGTTGGCTCTTAGTTCGTTGAAGCTGTAGCTTCCTGACGTTGGGAAGTTGCTCTCGGGGAGCATACCCTCATCTTCGGCCACTGCTCTGTAAGCCATAGTTCGCTTGTTGTATCTTTGTGTTTTGCTCATTTGCTTATTTGGGTTGGTGTTGTTAGGTTTAAGGTCGCCCCTTTTGTCAGGCAAGGGGCCAGCCTTTGGGTTCTATTCTTGATCGGAGGTAGCCAAGGCAATCCGGATATTGGTCAACCTAGCAGGTATCACCTTGTCCGCATTGCAGACTCCGCAGCAGCGGCCCGATTCAAATGGCTTCAAGGGTTCAGGGTTGTTACCCCACCCCCTTGAAAGGTCGCCACACAGGACGCAATGCCACACCTTGTGCTCTCCGATTTCAACTTCAGTAGTTGGATCACTCATTCTCTTATTTGGTTTGGTCAGTTGGTTTATCTTCTTCTGCTATTCAGGATAACCCAGAAACAAAAGTAAAGGATTGTCTGGATAAGAAGAACGGGCAGAAGATTAAGTAGGTCACTCATGCTAGTTGCTCCAGTTGAGGATGCTGTGGGGGCACTTGTGGATGGGGTGCTCCTCAGTCAAGTGGTCACGCACCGTGTGTGGTGGCAGCGTGTTCCCGCATTCATTGCAGATGATCCCTGCCACAATAGTTTCGGGATCAAGTTTCGGTTCTTCCGGTGTCATTGGTGTCATTCTGTTTATGCTCATTGTCTTATTTGGTTTATGGTGTTTGGTTGCCCCTTCTTAGAACGGCGAGGGGCCAGCCGTCAATTGTTTTCTCACAGTTTCTTGATGACCATCTGCACAGATGGCAGGTATTTCCTTACGTCGATTATCATTTTTCTGGTTTACGTCGGGCGGCTGCATCATCCAATAGCTTTCGCCAAGCCTTGATTCCGATATTGCGGTAGCGAAAGAATGCTCGACGAAGTTCTTCCGCTTCCCATATGGATTCAACTTGCAGTGCCGCTTGAAGGATAGCTTCTCTATCTTCACTAGTCATCCCCCAGTTAGACCATGAACGGCGTGTTATTTCTTCTATGTCTTCGATCATTGTTTCTCTAATGTTGATAATCATTTTTCTAGTTTACGTTGGGTGGTGTGTCCCTCGATAGCTCCCTCCGATACTGCACGGTCATCCCAACCGAAGGGGAAACGATGCTCCGTCTCAGGCCAGCACCACAAGTGGAACTGGTTGGCGGTGTCCACCAATCTGGACTCAGCAGGGAACAGTTCAGCAGCCTCGCACTCTTCGCCAACGAGTTGGTTCTTGATGAGTTGCTTGTGCCGCCAGTCGGTCACAGGTTCACGGTCGTTCCTCCGGAATGAGAGGTGGACCCATCCGTTATACTCTTCGTTGTTGCGGTCAACGAGCACCAAGTAGATGTCATTCTTCCACACCTCCAAGGTATCATTGTGCCGCAACTCCTTCAGAGCTTCTTCTCTGGGGATGCCATACTTGGCAACCACCTTGTCAACCCAATCCCTATCCTGCTCCGGACTCATCCTGTTGAGTTCGGTTCGATAGAGCGGGGTCCAATGTTGTTTTTGTTTTTTGCGTTTAGCCATTGTTCTATTTTCTATTCGTGGAAGTCACTGTGGTTAGCAATCTTCCGGTTGATGCTTTTCATCACCTGCTCCTCGATGGAGTTGGCAGCAACCAGCACCTCCTGCAAGGCATCCGACTTGGCACCGTTACGGTGAATCCTGCCGAGCACCTGCTGGTGATCCTTTGAGTTGAAGGTGGGGCAGATGTAAGCAACACGCGGACGGTTACCTTGCACATC